GTCAAGTCCCTCCTGTTTGAACCGGTCTAATACTGGGCCGAGAAGGACTAATTTTTCCTCCTTCAATCCCTCAACTTCCGTTGCACTCCGCACGGTTGGAAGATCAGAAAGCATACGGAATAGGTCATTATGGAAGGTGCGACGAATGCGGGACTGGATTTGCTGAATGTCCGCACTAAGTTCCGCAATGGGTAATTGAACTTGATATGCAGGTTTCATCCCCACTGCATTTATATTTGAAACATAGGTTATGCCATTGGCGACTAAAGCGGAAGGCTGGTGCTGCAGAGCAATATCTGCAATCATCGGGGGTTTCACTTGTTTTTCCAACCCCTGGGCTTTCGTCATTGTTTCTTGTTGGAGCTGAAGGAAATCCCCATAAGCATCCATTGCGGGGCTGGAACCGTAGCTTTCATTCCCGATAGTTTCCCATCGAGTGAATATGCCCGGCATTTCATTAAACCCCTTAGCGGAAAGTATCTTACCTTTAGTTGCGCCCTGTTCCCAATATACCTCACGGTATTTATAACTTTTCGGAACCAAGTTATCTTTGGTATCATTAGGTTGGATGATGTGCATGATGCGGAAGGGTTGAAGGCGGTTGCCATCATTTGATTTGTATGCGGATTTTACTCCGGGGGATACATTTTCAATTCCCCACTGCTGTACAATCTGCCCGGCATTCCGAACTATTTCCCGTCCGAACTCATTAATTTCCAGGCGGTTATCCTGTGCGAGGTAGAACTCACCCAAGGCACAATTATAACAACGGATAACACTATCCCGGTCCTCATAGATTAACATTACGGCGGTCCCAAAGACTACTAAATCTAAGTACAATGTGGCGAGGGAATTGTAAAAATTACTTTCCGCAAATACGGTAAACATGCGCCGCTCAACTTCCTCTAACCATATGGAAAGTTCCGGTGCATTATCATTTGAAAACCCCGCAATACGAAGCTTGAACCACGGCCTAGCCGGAGAAGTTATGCCATTCATCAACCCAGACGCGAGGGTACGCGCTGCCTCGGTCGCTGTCGAGTCCAAGATTTTCGTATTGCGGTTAAGGCCATTATTTTCCCGAACCGAAGTCAACCATACATAGCGGCGGGGCAGGTATGCCTCAGCCATCTCCCGCCAATGCGCCCACCAAGGCTGACGGTTAGTTTTCATAACAGACATTGTGTTAATTAGTTTACTATGCAGTTCAGGTTTAATGTCCATTTTGAATTATCCAAGCTGCCTTCTCTTAACCGTTTTGGCCTTACGTTTCAACCCGGTTGTGGAAGTGTTGATTAAGGATGCAAATCCTGCGGTGTTATCGGGTGCACCAGCATTTATCACACTTGCATCTGCCTCAGTTGGGGCATTTGGTGGTGGTGGAAGTGCGGGAATTTTCGGCTTTTTTGCAAATAAAGCTGTCATGCGAATATACTTTCTATTGTCAGGGGGTTATGGTCTGGGGCGATTGTAGGCTTGTTTGTTGGTATGTCCATATGGGCCGCTGCAACAATTGGCAGGGCGAATGTACAGGCCAGTGCGTCCGATACGTTTAGAAAGGTTATACCACGGGCGCGCATACTTTTCTTGCTTTCGAGAAGTATTGCCTCTTTATTATTAAGAGAATAAGTTGCAGATGAAAGTTCATCGGGAAGAGTTGCTTCCTGCCCCGGAATTTTTTCAATAATGGAGCCATGTTCTAACCAATCCCTCAGTTCCCCATAAATTTCCGCCCGCTTATTTGCATAGCGAACATTCTTTGTTATAAGATTAGTGCCCTCAGCACCTGAACCATAATCCACCTCGATTACACGTACTTGAGCCAAGCGGAGAATGTCTACAAGTCCACCACCAACTCCGCCCCCATCAACGAATACAAACTGGGCATGGTAAAGTTGGTAGGCATGAATTACTTTTTTTGCCAAGTCGGTTATACTGATTGTGGGATAGACCTCTACAGGGCGAGATACTGCATCACGGCCGCAGCGGGGGTAGATTATTGCAGGGTCATCACCAAACCGAGCTGGGTCAACACCTAACACAACCACATCTTGAGGTAAACCACGGACTTCGCGCAATGCAGCGGCCCGTGCTAATTCATATGGGATGAAACTCTCTGCATCCACACGCGGGAAAACCCCCTTGATACGTACACGAACAAAGTCACTATCTTCCCCGTAGTCATGTATCCACTCTTCAAATTGAATTTTGTTGGTAAAGGAAACTTCCCGACTGTCAACACGACGAAAATTCCAGCGATGGGCGAAACGCCCACCCTCAAAACATTCCCTAAACCGGCCTTTATTACGAGTTGGATTTCCAAAAACGGCCCATATGATTTGAGTATTTTTATCAGTCAAAGCCCCTTCAGTAACTTCCCAAATAATATCCGGGATACCTGAGCCTTCATCGAAAATAACAAGAATACGTTTGCCTTTATTATGCAAACCCGCAAATGCCTCGGTGTTTCGTTCCGACCAAGGCACCATATCAATTTTCCAAGTTTCAGCATGTTCTGGGTCGGCGGAACAATACTTTGTCGCGGAAAATCTGAATAAGTCCTTACATATAGAAATGTGGTGCCACTTCGCGAGTTCAGCCCACGTTTTAGTTTTCAATTGATTTTCTGTATTAGCAGTGACAACACCCTTGGTATCCTCAAAGGTGGCCATTGCCCACTGAATAATCCATGCAACCAAGGCGGATTTACCAATACCGTGCCCGGAAGTTGTGGCGAGGAGAATGGCGGTTGATATGGTGATTAGGCCCTTGCCAAGGTCTTTAAGAATATCCTTTTGCCAAGGTTCAGGGCCTGCACTATCTGCTAACTCACTATCCTTCTCGCCCCAAGGATAATTAAACATGACAAAGCCATAAGGGTCGTTAGTGAACTGCGCGAGTTCAATTATGAGTTCGTCATTGGACTGCATTATTTACTTTCGGCCTTGTTGAATAAAATTGCGGCCTTGTCAGTATTTGATTTTTCCTCACCCGGCATTTCAATCGCGGTGATTTGTAGTGAGGCAGAGAGCTTCACCTTCGGTTCTTCAACCCGGGAAGATTTTTCGAATGATGTTACTTCAACCTGAGCGGTTATTGGAAAAGACTCGCCGACCTGAAGATCACCGGAAAGGTTTAATTTTTCCATTGTGTCGTGGTCAAGGTAAATTTTTAACCCATACGGATATTTAGGGCGGGTAGACATGACCGATTTTTCTTCAGCCATTTCTTTCTTCAAATCTTCAGGTGATCTTTTCAAATCAATCATTTTACCCATTTGTAACTTCCTCGGGGGTTATATCGATAACACGCTGGCGGGCACTTTTCAACCGTTCCGCAATACCGATGTTTATATTTGAATTGACGGTACTGGAAGGGCCGTTGCCGGTTCGGTCCGCTACGGTTTTAACAGTTTCCAAAAGCATCTTATTCGTGAATTTTTCAGGCTCTTCATCCAAACGCTCTTGTAATTCGTCCATCATATCAAGGCCCAAAGATGCCATTCTATCCTGCATGGATAGGAATAGTTCATCAATATCGGCCTTGTACATGGTTACTAGTTCATTAAAGGCCTTGTCGCTTTTCAATGCAGATATAGTTCCGGGGGTATATCCGGTGATGATTGCAACTTGCTGCGTTGTTCGGCCCTCAGCAATTAATCGGGCCGCATGGTGATGGCGATGCCTCATCTTTTTCAGGGGCGTATCGTGTTCGTATTCACTCTGTTCCGCCGCCCGCACATCCTCGAGGGATAATTCCCCCACCACCTCTACCTCCAGTCTCGTCCGGGGGGAGTTAGTCCGGGGCAATTGTTCGATTAAATCTTTCAGGGGCAGGTCCATACGTTCTTGATACCATATCCGGGCGGGCATGTCAAGGGGCCACGGCCCATATGGTTCCCGGCCATATTCTATTTCGCCAACACCAACCATACCTTCCACTCTAAAAGAAAAAGAAAACCCAAGTTGAGTATGGCTGTACAAAAACTGTCACAAAATTGAGGAAGGTGGTGGTCAGGGGCGCAGGGGGGCGGTGCCGTCGAAACCAGCTTTTTGATTTTGGCGACTGGCCGGGGTGGTTTTGCATGTGAGGTATGGTGTTGGGGCGATACGGTGAGCGGGGTTGGTTTGTGGGTAGGTGGTTGTGGGTGCGACAATTTGTCATCATATGGCGGTGAAATGGTTCTTGACCATATTGGGAATATGTGCATAATGGAACTCATCGAAACGCAATAACGCGTTTGGATTTTTGAAAAGGAATGAAAGAAATGACTGAATATAAAACAACGATAAGCTGGGGAAAAGGAACAGAAAAAGAAACGCGATCCTTCACGGTTGATTTTAAGAATTTACCCGATAATGCAAAGGAAAAAATCATTGCGTACGGGTGTCAGCGCGTCTTTAACGACGCGGTCGGTGGTAAGGATAAATTCGACACTTTTGACGACAAATGTAAGTTTGTCGAAAAAATGATCGAAAATTACGAAAACGGCATTATCGGACGCGCACCCGGCGCACCAAAAGTGTCAACCTTGCAAAGCACCATTTATAAATTGGCACGGGCGGCGTTGAAAACGGCGCGGGCAAAAGCCGGTAAAGACATGAAGACATTTACGGGTTTGGATAAGATCAAACAATTGGAAATTTTGGATAAGGTCATAACACAACTGCCGGGTATTGAAGCGCAAGCACAAGCCATCCTTGACGCGCAACGTGCAGCGCAGGTTGACATTGATCTGTCAGAACTCTAAACACCAAAACCGGGCGGGGATAATCCCCGTTCGGAATTTTTGAAAGGAATGAAAGAATGATTATATCACGACTCAACGGCACATATTTAATCCGCCACGCCGCACACCAATTCGCGGTCACGCTCCGCAATGGTAAGACAAAATTTTTCAGGCGCCAAATTGACGCATGGGACTGGTTTATTGCCAACGCATAAGTGAGTCTAACCGCCATACCGACCGATTGCCCGCCAAACGTCACCGCGCATGTTTGGCGGGATTCTTTTGCCCGTGGTGTTGCAGCGCGCGTCATGGGCACGTATTGCACGCAATCCGGGGCAATCATCGTACCGCAACCCGCATTCCCGCCACCCACGGCCGTCCATGACCGATTTATACATAAATCCTTGTAGTGG